ACTTAGTGTAGACCCTAATGAAAGAGGAATTAGATTACCAAGCGGATTGTTAATGCGTTACGACAAGTTAGTACAAGTATCAGAGGATGGCAAAACGCAGTATCAGTACAAAACTCGTTATGGGTGGAATAAGATTTATGGTGGTAAAGTTATAGAGAACGTCTGTCAAGCAATCGCTCGTTGCATTATTGGTGAGCAGATGTTGGAGATTGCAAAGAGGTATGACGTGGTTCTTACTGTGCATGATGCTATTGCATGTATTGTGCCGGAAGCAGAGGTTAACGAAGCTCAAGCCTATATCGAAAGTTGTATGCGTAATACACCCGATTGGGCGGAAGGCTTGCCAGTAAATTGTGAGTCAGGTTATGGAAAAAGTTACGGAGATTGTTAAAGTGGAATATTCAACATACTATTTAGAAGCAATGAAAAACATTAAAGAAGCACACAATGCCTTGTTAAAAGGTAAGTTTCAAGAAGCATACGAGCATTGCATAGATGCACAAGTAGAAATGAGATTGATGGGTAACGCAGTTAGAACTTGGGCAGAGACAAATGACTGATAAAGTAATTCCATTTACAGGTGATACTCGGGGTGACATTGATCCCGATGAATTGTTTGATGGTAACAGAGGCATATATGAATGTGCTATTGTTATTGGATACACTAAAGAAGGGGCTGAACGCTTAGTATCTTCTACAGGTGACTCAGCATTGATGGTATGGTTACTAGAAAGAGCCAAGCGTATTATTCTTGAAAGTGCCGATTTCAACGACGAATGGGAACACTGATGAAAATCCCAGCATGGTCATACTCAAGCATTAAGCTATTCGACCAATGCCCTAAAAAGTTTTACCATTTGCGTGTGGCTAAAGATGTTAAAGAGCCACCAACAGATGCGATTCTTTATGGCAAACAGTTTCACGAAGCGGCTGAGTTATACATCAGAGATGGCATATCTATACCCCCACAGTTTAGTTTTATTCAGCCATCGTTAGATGCCCTCAAAGCTATAGAAGGTGAGAAGCATTGCGAACTAGAAATGGGACTAACTGAAAACTTAGAGCCATGTGGGTTTAAAGATAAGGATGTTTGGTGGAGAGGGGTAGCTGACTTAGCCATAATCAATGGCGAAGAAGCACGATGCCTAGATTATAAGACTGGAAAGTCTGCCAAGTATGCCGATACTGACCAGCTAGAACTGATGGCTCTTGCCATGTTTAAGCATTTTCCTGATATTAAAGTAGTCAAAGGTGCGTTATTCTTCGTTATAAGTAAGAACTTTATAAAGGACTCGTATAACGCTAAAAATCAGGATAAAATGTGGGAGAAGTGGCTGGCAGAGTACAACAAGATGAAGTTTGCATACGAGAATGATATATGGAATCCTCGCCCTAGTGGACTTTGCCGAAAGCACTGTTTGGTGCTAGAGTGCGCCCATAATGGAAGGAACTAATATGCCGTATGTAAACAAACCAAGACCTTATAAAAAAGAATACGAACAACAAAAAGCCCGAGGCGAAGAGAAGCGTCGGATGGAACGTCAACGTGCAAGACGTGCGATTGATAAGATGTATCCTGATAAAAATAAAAACAAAGAAGCGGATATCCGTGAAGGTAAAGATGTAGCCCACGTCAAAGCATTAGACAAGGGTGGTTCAAATAAGCAAGGTGTTTTCATTGAAAGCGCTAGCGGTAATCGTTCTTTTAAAAGAGATAGTAAAAGCAACTTAGTTAGGGAAACCACTAAGAAAGAAAAAGGCGAGAAGAAGTTAAGCAAGGTTGTAAAGTTAAAGAAGTAGTAGTAAACTAGAAGTACAAAATTACAAAGGTGAAGTGGGAGACCACTTTCACCTGATAACGCTTCGCTGGAGAATGTGTGGAAATCATAGACAACAAGGCATTGTTGCTTAATTTGCGTAACCCTAACAAGGTTACAACGGTTATACCCAAGAGTAAACAAGTCGGTAACAATCAAGTGGTTGTTAACTGGGGCTTGGATGAAGCACGAGTTTTAAGAAACCTACAAATAAAAAACATCCCATCACCTATTATTGGTAAGTACAACTGGCCCGGAATGTACAAGCCGTTTGAACATCAAAAAGATACTGCGTCATTCCTTACACTAAACCCAAGAGCTTTCTGCCTAAACGAACAGGGAACTGGTAAAACTGGCTCGGTCATTTGGGCGGCTGATTACTTAATGAAAGTAGGTAGAATCAAGCGTGTATTGGTTATCTGCCCTCTATCTATTATGGATTCGGCATGGAGAGCCGACCTGTTTAAGTTTGCTATGCACCGCCATGTAGATATTGCTCACGGTTCAAAAGAAAAGCGTACAAAAATTATTAACTCCGATGCTGAGTTTGTCATTATCAATTACGATGGTGTTGAAATTGTGCAAGAAGAAATAGCTAATGGTGGGTTTGACCTAATCGTTATTGATGAAGCGAACGCTTATAAAAATTCACAGACTACACGTTGGAAAACACTAAACCGAATCCTCAAGCCTGATACATGGCTATGGATGTTAACAGGTACACCAGCCGCACAATCACCGGTAGACGCATATGGTTTGGCTAAGTTAGTAAACCCACAAGGTGTACCTAAGTTTTACTCAGCGTTTAAAGATTCTGTGATGTATAAGATTTCTCAGTTTAAATGGGTAGTTAGACCTGATGCGCAGAAGGTAGTATTTGAAGCATTACAACCAGCTATTAGGTACACTAAAGAAGAGTGTCTTGATTTGCCTGAACTAATGTATACCACAAGGGAAGTCGAACTTACGCCCCAACAGAAAAAATACTACGACCTGCTACGCAGACAACTTGTTATGCAGACTTCAGGCGAGCAAGTTACTGCTGTTAACGCTGCAGTGGGATTAAGCAAGCTACTACAAATATCTTGTGGCGCAGTGTATTCGGATTCGGGGGAAACCTTGGAATTTGATATTAAGAACCGCTATAAGGTGTTAAGGGAAGTGATTGATGAAACAAAGCAAAAGATATTAATATTTGTACCATTTAAAAATACAATTAAAATCCTTGCGGAAAAACTACAAAGCGATGGGTTTACAACTGCTGTTATCAACGGCGACGTAGCCCATAATCAACGCACTGAGATTTTCAAGAAATTTCAAGAAACTCCAGACCCACGCATCCTACTTATCCAACCTCTTGCGGCGGCACATGGAGTGACTTTAACGGCGGCTGATACCGTTGTTTGGTGGGGTCCTACACCAAGCCTAGAAGTATATGCACAAGCTAATGCACGTGCGCATAGAGCCGGACAAAAGCATCCAGTTACAGTAGTAAGGTTGCAAGGAAGCAACGCTGAAAAACATTTGTATAAAATGCTTGACAACCGTATCACTGATAATACAAAATTAGTTGATCTTTACAAGGATTTACTTGATTAAGATAAACTTTAACAGGAGAATATTATGGATGAAAAAGTAGAATCACCGCTTGAGAAGTGGACTCGAATCTACATTAAGATGAGAGAAAAGAAGGCGGAAGTAACGCATGAATTAGAAGAAAAAATTGCCAAGATAGAAGAGGATATGAAGGTTATTAAAACTGCTATCCTTGACCATATGAAAGAGATTGGCGCTGAAAGTTTAAAGACAAATGCGGGTGTAGTGTATCGTACTGTACGTACCACATATTCAACATCTGATTGGGAATCTATGGGCAAGTTTATTCTTGAACATGGTGTGCCTGAATTATTGGAGAAGCGGTTGCACCAAACCAATATGAAGGCATTTTTAGAAGACTACCCCGAGTTGCTTCCTCCGGGGCTTAACGCAAACATGGAGTATTCCGTGACCATAAAAAGGAGTAAAAATGGTTGAAGAATCTTTTGTCCCGATAGAAGGGGTAGCCAAGCATTTTTCGGTGTCTATCTCGACTGTACGTGCATGGATTCGTCAGAGCCTAGTACCCTCACTGAAGATTGGCGGTGTATACCGTTTCAAGATTAGCGAAGTAGAACAAGCCCTACGAAAACTAAGCGGCGGAGAATTAGTAAGAGAAGAAGTAGATGGGAGTCTAACGGTGCAAGCACCTGCAGGATCAACCCAAATGGTATTAAATTTTAACCCTGACGAAGATATTTAAGGAGAATGACAATGAGTGATTTAGCTCTATTTAAAGGTGGTTTACCTTCCTACTTAAAAGGTACAGATGATGCAACTAACGCACTTGCTGGTACAAAAGATGGTGGTGGTTTAGGCGCACGTCGCATTAGTATTAAAGGCGGAGTATTCCGTGAGTTCATTGGCGGTAAAGAATATCGTGTATCTGAAGAACGTTCAATGAATGTAGTTATTGTTAAAGCTGCACCGAAAGTATCCCGTATTTACTATAGCGGAAGCTACTCCGAAGGTGAAGCCGTATCCCCAACTTGCTGGTCATCCGACAGCCAAAAACCTGATGAAGCCGTTAAGAATAAGCAGTCAGCCACCTGCTTAAACTGTGCGCAAAACATTAAGGGTTCTGGTCAGGGTGATAGCCGTGCCTGCCGTTATCAACAGCGCCTCGCAGTCGTGATCGATGGTGAGATTGATAAGGAAGAAGTTTACCAATTAGTACTGCCACCAACTTCCGTATTCGGTGACGGTGAGAAAGGTAAGCTCCCTCTACAGGCATATGCTCGCCATCTTAAGAACCACGGTACCCCCATTACCGGTGTTGTTACTGAGATGCGGTTTGACACAGCAAGCCCTACACCAAAGTTGGTATTTAAACCTGTGCGTCCTGTGACCGAAGAAGAGTTCTTAAAGATTCAAGAACTTAAGGATTCTAAAGAAGCAGTACAGGCTATTACTTTGACTGTAGCGCAGACTGATGGTGTTAAGGAAAAAGCTAAACCTGCACTATCCGCACCTGTAGTTGAAGAAGTTGAAGTTGAAGAACCTAAGAAAGCAGTTTCCAAGAAAGCTCAAGTATCTAACGAACCTAAGTTAGAGAGTTTGATTGGTGAATGGGATGATGCTTAATTAATGTTTTACGGGGGGAAAACGCAGGTCGGCTCGGCGACCTTAAATAGCCTGTATGCAATCATTGTTGATATGATTCTCCTTCACATTGCGTGAGTACCCCCACCTTAAAGGTGGCTATGAACAATTTAGAATTTTTACAGCAAGTCCTTGGCGACGAAGGATACTACTGCATAGTTGGATTAAAGAAGGATTCGGACAAACCCGTACAGAAATTCTTTAAAACACTAGAAGATGCTGTGGCAGTTGCAGAGAATTTAAAGAACGAAGGCTACAACGCTTACTATGCGCTAGCCACGTTTGAAGATGGGAAATCTAGAAAAACTGCTAATGTAAAGCAGTTGCGGTCTTTGTTTATTGATTTGGATTGTGGTCAGGGTAAACCCTATGAAACACAAGAAGAAGCGTTACTAGACTTAAAACGGTTCTGTCAAGTAACAAAAATGCCGAAACCAACGCTGGTAAACTCCGGCGGGGGTATACACGCATACTGGGCTTTAGAAGAGCCGCTAAGCCGTGAACAATGGACACCCCTAGCTGAGAAGCTAAAGAAGATGTGCGACGAGCAT